TTAAAAATAACCCGAACTTATCGGGTTTTTTACTATGACTATTTACGTAGCACCACCGAGAGGAATTAAAGAAAAGGAGTCAATTCGACTCTGGCTTTCTCATTACAATCACGAAATAATATGGCTAGATCTTAGACGCAAAGTCAAAGGACCTTTACTACTATGTGGAGGAGCAGACATTGGAAAGGACGAAGAAAGAGATGCTAGGGAATTCGTATGGATTAAGCAGGCTCTAGATTCTAATAATAGAATATTAGGAATATGTAGAGGAATGCAAATCCTAAATCATTATTTTGGAGGAAAGGTAGAAGATTTATCTGATGCAATAGTAGAAGATCATAAAGCAGCTGACTTTTCAGAAGACGTTGATCATAGCGGAAAGCCATCTCAATTCCATACGGTTGAAGATTTAAATGGAACGTTAACTAACGTTAATTCTAGACACCATCAATATTGTAGTATACTAGCTAAAAACTTCAAAGCTACACATCTTTCATATCCACTATATTCTGTAGTTGAAGGATTCGAAGACTTAGATAAAAAGATATGGGCAGTTCAATGGCATCCTGAAAAGATGGATTCAGAAGATAACGAATATCCTTTAGGTAAACTATACCATAAGTTTTTGTAATAACTTCTGGTTATAACCAAAAGTTTTTTGAAAATAAACAGCTAAAAGTTTTTTTATCTCAGATTTTTTGCTTATATTAGTATAGTAATCAATCAAGCAATAATAATGATCAGAAAAAAACTTCACAAACATCAATCAAATCCTGTAATAATCGACTTAACGGGTCCTGAAGGAAATGCCTTCATGCTATTAGCCTACGCAAAAAGTTTTTCAAAAGATCTTGGAAAGGATTGGGAAACTCTTTATTCTCAAATGACAGGAGGAGACTATGAAAATCTTATTAAGGTATTTGACGAAGCGTTTGGAGATTTTGTAATCTTAGAAAGGTAATGGAAAACAAGGGTAAGAAATTAAAAGAAGTAAATTTAACATTACAAGAGTGGCTTGATGCCCTTCGTATGCCTACTCCTGTGAGAAACAAGAAAAAGTATCGAAGAAAGAATAAGCATAAAAATAAAGAAGATTAAAAATAAACAGTAAAATGTTTTTTTATCTCAAGTATTTTGCTTATATTAGTATAGTAATTAATAATTAAAACAAACACATGAAATTAGAATCAATCAAAGCAAACGGAATTAGTTGGTATGAACCTGCAAAATCTATTATCCCACATCTCACTACTCAAATTGGAATCTTTAAAATGAGACATCCAGAAAAGGATATTTTCGAAAAGTTCGGAGATGGCGAATACTTTTCAGGAAGGCGATTTAACGATAACGGTGATGTAGCAATTAGAATTGGTGGAGCAATTGTTAGACAAGCACAGGAAGAATACATTTATTCTAACATGGGTCGCAATTCAATGACATCTGAGGAAACTCTTCCTCTTTTAGAAGGTATCATTAGCGCATGGTTCGACACTCTCTCCGCTTCTGAAATTGATATGCTTATTGTCGACGGACTTAAGTGTTGTGCAGAAACAGATCATTGGTACGAATTTGAAAAGCAGTGGGACTAATGATTTCAATGTACGAGCGCATTGCTAGAATCGAAGGCACGACTCATGTCGTACGAATAGAAGACAGTGTAGTATACAGACAAAATGGATATGAAGTAATTGGTGACAATCTGTTTGTTCAGACGGAAGACCGATTACTTTTTATGGATTTCGATGTATTTACGTTAGAAGAAGCATGTATGGCCGAACGAGCGGTCAAAGAAGTAAAAAAGAAACTTAATACAAACTCTTAATATAAAATATATGGCAGCAGACTACGGGTATTGTTGTATCAACATGACTCTTAAAAAAGAATCGAACATATATGTTGGTAGAAAAATGATTAAAAGAACCTTCATGGAAAAAGGTATTAAATACGCATCAGAACTTGCAGTGTTAAATATCAAGGACATGATAGAAATTATCAAGTGGAATTACAAGAACGACATAACAATGTATCGTATGTCAAGTAATCTATTTCCATGGATGTCGGAATACGAATTATCTGAACTTCCTGATTATGACAAAGTGTGTAATCTAATGAAAGGTGCAGGTAAACTTGCTAAGCAATATGGGCAACGATTGACATTCCATCCGGGTCCTTTCAATGTTCTTGCTTCTCCGAATGAAAAGGTAGTTATCAAAGCCCTTAAAGATTTACGTCAACATGGCGAAATAATGGATATGCTAGATTTACCGCAAACTCCTTATGCTGCTATCAATATTCACATTGGCGGAACTTACGACGATAAAGAAGCTACTAAGAAAAGGTTTGCTGAAAATTTCAAGCGACTTACTCCAGGTGCAGCAAACCGTCTAGTTATCGAAAACGATGACAAAACAGCACAATATTCTGTACAGGATTTATATGACATACATCTTCTTACACGGAAGACGCCTATTACGTTCGATTATCACCATCACTGGTGTTACGAAGATCCAATGCCAGAAAAAGAAGCTCTAGAACTTGCTGCTAAATCATGGCCTACAGGAATTCGCCAACTATGCCATTATTCTTCATGTAAACAAATACACGAAGATGCTACACAGGGCAACAAACGTGCTCATGCCGATTATGTATATGACCATATTGAAACGTATGGCATGGATCTAGATATTGAACTAGAAGCAAAGGCGAAAGAACTTGCTCTCCAAAGATATAAGAAAGAGTTTTTAAAGGAACTCGTTCTATCATAGATATATAAGTTATGAAGTTTATTAAAACATTTGAAGATTGGAATGGAGTTTCTCCAGAATTAAAGGCTCATGTTGAAGAAGGATTAGATCTTACTAATTCATTCTTTCGTTTAGGAAGTGATGCATACTCTAAATTGTTTGAAGAAGTAAAACAATATTGGGATAAAAACAATATTATTTTAAAGGGTCCATCCGGATGGATGGCTAAGAACCTAGAAGTAGGAACTAAAGCAGTATATAAGCCAAGAGGAGGAAATCAAAAGAATGTAAAACTAGATTCACCTGAACGAGGTGGCAATAAGAAGTTTATAGTATTTAGAAATAGTGGAAGAACTGATAAAGAAGGAAACATCATTGCTAAGAAATTAGAATGGGGAGATCCATCTTCTACTATTAAGAATGATGATCCGGGAAGAGCTGCAAATTTCTGGGCAAGACACGGTTGTGATAAAATGGAGAAGATGGATCCTACTAAAGCAGGATTTTGGGCTTGTTACGGACCTACTCTTTTTGGAAAACAAATAGGAATAAAAAGCGACCAACCATGGTAAATAAAGATTGTAAATGTAAAAGTTGTGGATGTGGTAAAATGTCAATGGATGAAATGATTTCCATGGTCGATGATCAAACACTTCCTTTTACTGAAACAATTATATCAGAAAATGTAATCATTAGAGAATTCCTACCAAATCAACCAGAACATCTTTTTAAATGGCACTTCGATGAGGAAGATAGAATTATAGAAGCCTTAAACGAAAATGATTGGAAGTTCCAATATGATAATAAGCTCCCTATAGAATTAAAAGGATATATAGAAGTAAATGCAGGAGAGTATCATAGAATTATACAGGGTACTTCTTCTTTGAAAATACAAATAACTAAAAGATGAAACATATAAAGCTATTTGAATCCTTTGTAAACGACAAAGAAATTTCTACATGGGAAAAAGAGTTTGGTAAATTACCAATTCCTAAGAAAATTAAGGATATATCTAAAGAAATGGCTAAGGCCGGTTTTATTAGAAAAGATACGAAATCTGTTCAAGCCAAATTATGGATTGGATTAGAAGGAATTTCATGGATAGAAATGAAAGAAAAGTTCGGAGATATAGTAGGTAAATTCTACGGTGGACAATTCTATCAGGCAATGACAAATCCTATGGCTGAAAAATCTGCGTATTATGCGTATGAAGTTTCTAAACATGTAGAAGATCTGGTTGCGAATGATGAAAGTATCGAACCTGCGTATTATATGATGAAAAATTACTTTAATTCATTTGAATTAAAAATTGATAGAAACAAGGTATTCGATAGAGCAGTTAGCGAGCTAGAAGCCTGGATGAAACAAAATAAGATTAATACCCTATAAAAAGGGATATATAGATAGTAATTAACACAATAAAACAAATAAAATAAAAAATTATGGCAAAATTAAAATCATTTGAACAGTTTTTATCTGAGATGGATAGAACTGAGGAGGTGCAACAAGACGTAGTTGCGACAGCTGAGCCAGTTGAACAATCTGAAGAAAAAGCGGAAGAAGTTCAAGGAAACGGTGATGCTATAGAAGAAGCAGTAAACGCATCCGGTTATATTAAAGCTGGTAAATTAGGTTACAATGACCAATTCTTAGCAAGAAGATCTTTATCATGGACATTATCCGTTGATTTAGGTTTAAAGGCAACAGACGAATTCGTTGGACCTTGGTTAGGATTTGATCACGTATCATTATACGCGATTGGTAAAAAAGGAGGAACAATTCTTGATGACGCTCTAACAGGTAAATATACTTATGACGAATTAAAGGCAGCAGCTGCCGATTTCTTAGGTATTAAAGAATCTGAAGAAGTAATCGAAGATGAAATAGTTGAAAACATCGAAGCAGTAACTGAATCTGGTGAAGAAGCTGGTTTACCTGCTGAAGATTTAAAAGATGAAACTGAAGTAGTTGATAATGACTGTGAAACTCCTGAAGACAAATCAGACGAATTAGAAGCTGAATTAGAAGACACTGTTGATGCTGCTGGAAATGAAGAAATTTCTGAAGCTGAAGAAACTGAAGAGGTTGCTGAAGAAGAAACTGAAGAAGTTGCTGAAGCTGAAGAAACTGAAGAGGTTGCTGAAGAAGAAACTGAAGAAGTTGCTGAAGAAGAGGAAGAAGTAAGATTAGTTTCTGATATGTTAAAAGAGGTTTACGAATCATGTAAAAATGAAGCTAAAGCTTGGGAAGACGATGCACACGATGAGCATACTGTTGAAACGTATATGAAAGAAAATGCTGCATTAGTTGGAGCGCTAGCTGCCCAATCTCTTAAAGAAATGAAAGAAGATTATTCAGTTGAAGCTTATGAAGCTGCATGTAATGAAATGATCGAATCATATTCTAAGAAAGTGAATGAGATGAAAGAATCTGATTCAGCTGTTGGTGAGGAAACTCCAGAAGCTTAATATTAAAATTAACAATATAAACTTTTTAAAGGGTTCATGTATAATACATGGACCCTTTTTTATTTATAAAGTAATATGCCAAGAATTTCAGTAGACGTAATATACATGCAAATAGCATATCAAATTTCTAAACTTAGTTATGCTGAGAGAAGGAAAGTCGGTTGTATAGTAGTTAAAGACGAGCAGATTGTTTCATTTGGATATAATGGAACTCCACATGGTTTTGATAATCAATGTGAAGAAACTCAAACTAGAAATATAGATAATCCTGACCACAAAGAAATTTTAATAGAAAAAGGATATGAATGTGAAGATACTTGTTGTTCTAAACAAGTTACTAAACAAGAAGTCTTACATGCAGAATCAAATGCACTAATGAAGATTTCAAAATCTACACTTACTTCGAAAGGATCGATCCTATATACTACTACTTCTCCATGTTTTGAATGTGCTAAGTTAATTATACAAGCTGGTGTAGAAAAGGTATTCTATTGTGAAGGATATAGGGATTTGTCAGGTATTTCTTTATTAAAAAAGGCAGGAATTATTGTTGAACAAGTAATCGTATGGAATGAGCATTAATAAAATATTCTTACCGGAATTAAAACACTTAGAAGACTTTCTAAAAGAGAATGGAAGCCATGAATTATACAGAAGATATATTCAAAAGGCTGACGCAACCGTAGGACCCTCGGCATCCCATGCCTTTATAGAGGACTTTATGAAATACTACAGAGAAGGAGAACATAATACCTTCTATATTATACCGCAGCTTAAACTTTTCTAAGTTTAGGTGTATAATAATAAAATAGGTTAAATCATGCAAACAACTGAAGAAAAAGATATTGTAAAATATCAGTGGAAAAAGGGAGATAATTTTGGTAAGGTAGTTGAGGTAGAATCTAAAGATTCTGAATTCACCTACTTCAAGAATGGATCTAAAATTTTTAATAACGTATTGCCAGAATTTTTAGAACTAGTAACTGCAGAGGGATTACCATTTCCTGGAGCTGGGCTTATAGGAACTACACCTAAAAAAGCTCCTGTTAAAGAAATTGAAAAAAAGGTAGAAGTTAAAAAAGCTTCTTCTCCTCTCGGTCAATTAATTAAAACTTTATCTGCTAAGAATGTTGAATCATTTCAATTAAGCGTAGGAATCAATCTTCCTAAGAAAGAAATATTTGATATGTTAGTTGAAAACTCTGAAGAAGAAAAAGATCAAATCTTAGAAGAAATCTCTAAATCAGCTGTTTCTCAAATAGAGATAAATAACCTACAAGAATTTTTAAACGAACAAATAACTGAATTTGTAACTAATTATTATAAAATATGAGTCAAGCAAGAAAATACAGAAGAGACACCTATAAACAAGCTGGATTATTAAAAGCTAAAAACGAATGGGGAAGATTCTCTGAAAAAGGAATAGCATGGTATTCTTTAAAACAAGAAGAAGGAAAGCAATTTCATGAAGCTAATACAAATAGAGTCAATGATCAAATAGAAGCTCAACTAGGAGCTAAGTTAGAATCGTTAAAAGAAACATGGACTGAAGTCGGTTATAACAAAGAAGAGATTGATTTGTTAGAAGAAGCCTTCGCGATGACTACGATCAAAGATAAAGAAACTTATAGAGCTGATAGAAAAGCGGCTAGGAAAATATACAGAAAAGTTCAACAATCCCTAGAAGAAAGATTAAATGCAAGAGATAACTCTTAAGATAGCAGATAATGGTGTAATTAAAACCGTAACAGATGATAACATTAATGCGGCTGGTGAGAAATACGAGTCAGTTATTGTCTATGATTTTGATAAAGGTATCGATGATAGATTAAATTTTATCAAAGATATCTGCATCGATGTCGGATTAGACTTTGGTAATTCAAAACAATCTAATCAAATAAAGGTGGTCACTGAATGGGGAACTAATTACAGTCCCTCTACCATCGAAACAAAACATAAAATCCAAACTTTACAAACTAAAATTAAAGAGTTGGAGAAATTGATAAGATGACAACAACGACCGAAATTACAATAGAATGTGTATGGTGTAACAGTAGAAAGGAATTTAATAAATTTTGTAGAAACAACCCAGGAGAAACAGTTATAGATTTTTATAGCATTAGAAATAAGCTAGTTAAATCAGATCCCTATGATACTGAACCACATCGCTCTGTAATTGGTCTTGCAATAAGAGATTCTTTCATTAATGTTCTAAATAAGAATGCAGACTTAGAAAAAATCATTTACTTATTTAAAAATTTAGATGCAGAAACTATTGACAACTTTAAATTATTTTTACAAGAAACAATAGAACCTGCTGCATCGCTAAACTTAACAGTTATTAATAGAGATGATTATCCTAAAGGCGTTCTTAAAAGATTCGAAAGCGTCAAGATAATCGATCTATAATGATAAGACATAAGTTATTTTCAAAGGGTGAAAGAATACATGCCCTTATATCCAACACTAGACATTCTCACATCGTATTTCCCGTTTATGGAATAATTCATGACGTTAAGTTCGACGAGGATATGCCAAGGTATCAGATAAGAATTACTAAGTTCCATGACAATATAGATTTCTTAAAAAGATATCTCTTCGGTATGAAGTTTTCAAAAGACTTTAATAATAGAACTACAACATTCGGTCTTTCTAGAAAGAACTATAAATCTATGAAAGACTTTCAAAATCAAATAGATTCTAAGTGGGAATCCTATATGATCTCAGTTGATTCCGTAATGTGTGTTAAGACCAAATCAGAGGTAATAGATCTATTTAACAATATACAAGATTTCTTAATCGAAAAGAATTTTAAAGATATATTTGAACTCTCAAGCAGAAGTGTATATTCTTCTGGCAAATATTATTATCAATCCAGGGGAGTATATGCTGCCCATCTCAAGAAGTTTTTAGGAGATAGAGAACCAAAGACGGATAAATATTATGATAAGCTTTTATATAGACCACAGTCAGACGATCTGGATGACATAGAATTGTGAATATATAAAACCTAGTAAAAACATAATATTACAATATGCCATTATTTGGATTAGTATCAGCGGGAGCAGCTTCCAGTTTAAAATCATCAGTTTCAGGCTTTGGAGATAAAGTAGATAACTTCTTTAATCTATCAAGTCCAGACGGACATGGCGCAGGAAATGTAGATCCTCAGGATATATTAAGAGGTCAGTTTTCAGACCCAAACGCAAAAAACGCTGCTATGAAAACAGGTCAACCCCTGAGTAACGTTAGCCCTACTATTAATTCAGAAGCAGATGCATATTACACACAAACAGCCGACTCAGTTATCTACTATAAAAAAGACGATGCTGGAAAACCACAAGAAGGTGTAGCTTCAGCTGCAATAACAGATGGTTTAAAACCTTATTCTGTATTTAATAAATATTCTTTAGTAAATTTTAGAGGTAGTTTCTTTACTCCTGGTGGATCTGCGAAGGCGACGGGTGTAGATATTAAAGAATATAATAAAATAGATCCAAAGACGCTAGACAATCCTTCTGTTTCTAAAATAATAGAAGTTACAAAAGCAGCTGCAGCCGGTGGATCCGGATATGGCTATATGTACAATTACGCTGATTTTGCAATGTGTAGATATAATGGTAAAATACCTAATAATTATTTATTAACTCTTAGAAGATTTCCATACCCTATAATGGATGATATTATAGCACCAATGGATGTTGATAAAGCAGGAAATCCGACACCAGTCGATCAGCCTGACATTGCGAGAGCAGTTACATGGATGAGTGAGGTTACAGGTAATAATATGAACTCTATACTTAATTGGAGCCATGGATATAATTGGAAAGATGAAACCGCAAGTGTACAGACTAAGAATTCTCAAAATAAAAACAGAAGAGGTGCTTTTGGGCAGTTTTTAGATTCAAGTGTAATAGGTACTGCAGCAGCAAACGCAAGTGCAGGTGTAGATGGAGTTACTGCCCAAAAAAGAGCAAATGGAGGTGGAGGTTATGATGCGTATAGTGATACCTATCCTAATCATGTCTTTGGCCCGGTAAACGTTATTAAGAATGTATCTTTCAGAGATCAGGGTTTAACGTTTAATCAAGAATTTAAACTTAAATTTGAATATGAGTTAAGATCATTTAGTGGAGCTAACCCTAAAATATTGATGCTAGATCAACTCGCTAATATAATGGTATTGACTTCAAGTCAAGCACCGTTCTGGGGAGGAGCAGTACGATATGTCGGAGATGGTTCTACTGGAAAGCCATTAGGAGATCTTTCGATGATTAAATCTGGTAACTATAGTGGATTTATCAAAAGTGTAGCGTCTGGTTTAGGTGACATGTTTAAAGGAGTTGCTAAAGATATAGGAGGATTAATGGATGGGAAAGATTCTAAGTTTTTAAATAATATACTGGGCGGTACTTTAATGAAAATGTTTAATTCTCCACAAGGTGGTCAGGCCGCAGCCTCTCTACTAACAGGAGATCCTACTGGTTCATGGCACTTGACAGTTGGAAATCCATTAAACCCAGTAATGATGGTAGGTAATCTAACATGTAGAGAAACCAACGTAACATTTGAAGGTGGTATGGGAGTTCAGGATTTTCCTGAAAGAATGGTAGTTGAAATTACATTAAAACCCGGTAGAGCAAGAGATAAATTAGATATAGAGTCTATGTTTAATATGGGTAGAGGTAGATTTTATCTTCAACCTAAGGACGGAGTTGATGTTAATAAAGTGTACGTTGAAACGGCCTATGGTGGAAAGGATAAAAGAAAGTCTCTTAATTCTGAATTTAGAAAAATAGCTAACGGTTAAAATGAAAATATATTCTATAGATAAAAAGAAACTTGTAGATAATAAACTATCTATGAGTACTCCTACTCTTATTTTTGCAGATTCAACTAGAGTACAGGAGGTTCATGTTGTAAGTAACGATGAAACCGGTAGAATAGATTTAGTATCTTTGTCAGAATACGGAACTCATGATTATACTGATGTTATTTTAAAGTTTAATGGGATATCTAATCCTTTTTCTATAATGGAGGGCGATGTACTATACATTCCTCCTAGAGATTATGGTAAAAAGAAATGGAAATTAACTTTAAATAAGGACGAGAAAAACCCAATAAGAGATCAATTCATAAACACTAAAAGACTTCCAGTCAAAGACGCAAATAGAATTGAATACTTAAGTAAGAAATACAATAAAGAAATATTACCTCCGAATATATTAAAGACTGGGGAAACTAACATCGAAGTAAGTAACGGAGAAATAAGAATTTAAATTAAATAAAAATAAAAATTATGAAACGCATACAATTATTTGAACAATTTATTAAAGAAGGAAAATTTGATAAACCAATTAAACTTAGTGTAAAAAAATCTAGGAAAAACCCATATACATTTAGTGATAAAATGGATAATGATGAATTATACAAATTGTTTTTCCAAGCCATGGGTAAAGAAGTTGCAGATAAAGAAGAACTTGACGGATATAAAGATACTGATTATAAAAAAGCGAGAATAGACATCTTTAATATTATGATGTCAAGAGGAGCTAATCCTTACCGGGATAAACGCACATGGGCTGACGACTGGGAAGAAGAAGAGTACGATATAGATGAACAATTTGTAAACGAGGCTCTAAAGGTTGGCAGAGACCAAGATCTAGCTAACGAAATTATAGCAGTACTTTATGCTGAAAGAGATACACCGGAAGGTGAAGCACTGAAGGCAGCCGGTGGAATGGTAGCAGGTGGAAGTACAACTGGAGAAGAAATGTATCTAAGCATTTGGAATAAAGATTCTGTTAAAGCATTGCATGGTTCAAAGGTAAGAGTTCCTGGAAAGGTTATGCTAGGTACTTTAATTGGAGTAGCAGCTGATAATGGAAAGAGTTACTATTTTGATGGTGGCGTATTCGTTGAAGGTGATAAAGACGTTAAAGGAGCTAAGGTAGGAATGGACTTTAGAGATTTTGTCGATATCCTCGTTAAAAAGAAGATCATCAACAAACCTACATACTAAAAACTAAGAGGGCATGCCATTAAACAATCATATTTTAAATGTAATAGATCATTCATTAGAACTCGATGTTATAAAGTTTGACGCAGCAGGTGAGGATGAACCAGATGGAACTAAGCATAGCCATGAGATTGGTGGACCTGTTCCAATGATAGTAATTAACGGTAAATCATTTTCAGAAACAGACGTTAGGCGTTTAGAAATTAATTGTAATGATAAGATTCCTACTATAAGTCTAATAATAATGGATACGGCAGGTACATTTGATAGTGATTCAACACCAAGAGATGGAGATGTTATATCTATTAGGATCGCTGCTAGGCAACAAGACACATTTAGGGATATAAGAATAGATTTTGATATAGATGAAGTTTCAGGTCCTCCTAATAGAGATCTGGAAAAAGCGGCAGATGGTTCAAAGTATTCCATGGAAGGAACTATGAAAATACCTACAATGTATTCTGAGGGATGTGCATCGTATGAAGGAACTTCAAGAGAACAGATTGAAGAATTTGCTAATAAATTAAAACTAGGATTAGCTACTAACATAGATGTTTCTGATGATAAAATGAAAGCCCTTAGTGCATGTCAGCCTAACATTGAATTTTTAAATAATTTAGTAGAACATTCATATATTGGAGAAGATAGCTTTCAAACATATTGTATAGATCCCTATTATAATATTTGTTTTGTAGATATTAATTCATTATTAAATTCGGAAGAAGGTGTAGATGAAACTTTCGTAAATATGGAAATGGATTTAGATGAAGACGGTGAAGAGCAAAGTTCTAATAAAATAGAGATTAGTAACATATTAACAAACGCTGCTAATATGAATTCAACAAATACTTTTATAGAAAGTTATTCGCTTGTTAATAATTCCGGTTCACTTTCTAAAAAGAATGGATATAAAAGGAAAATGATTTACTATGAACCGGGTGTAGGAATAGTGGCTCATGAATTAGAACCTCTCGCAAGTGATAAGATGAAAGACATTGAAGAACCCCTAAAGGGCAGAAGAGGTGAAGACAGATATACTAAAGAAGTAAAATCAAAATTCGTTGGTAGGCTTCCTATTCAATCAGATGATTCACCAGGTACGCATCTTAATTATTCTTATTCTGCGATTAGCAATCAGCAAAACCTAGATGAAATGAATAAAATGAAATTAGTAGTTAATCTTAAAACCTTTAACCCCGGTATTCATTTATGGCAAAAGATACCTGTCCAGATTTTAAAAAGTGGATTTACACAAATGTCTGCTGCACAAGGAATCAATGACTCAAAGGAAAGTAAAGGATTTGATACAGATCAAGATACCGAGGCAGAACATCCTTCAGAAATGGGAACAGAACAAATTAAAGATGAATTTTTAACTGGTTTTTATGTTATTGCTGGAATTATATACAGGTATAAAGAAAGCACTGGAATTACTCAAGAACTAACTCTTTTAAGAAGAGAATGGCCAAGTAGACTCAATAACGTTAACGCAGAAACAACATCATAATAATAAGAATATATAATTCATGTCAGACTTTAAAAGCATAGTAGATTTTAAAAAGGGTAAATTAGCGCAGTCTCCGTACCAGGATCCTACGTATTTGTCCTTCGTTATATTGTTTGACGTTAATAGTCATGAGCATTCTCCTATTTTTTCAGGAGCTGCTGAAGAATATTATACTCGACACCTGGGAGCAACTGGTTCTGATAATTCAACAGCGATTACTCCTGGTAAAATAGATCCTATTACGTTCAAGCCGGATGACAACGATCCTACTACTAGGTTCTATAGTGAAAGATTATCTAATCTCATAAAATTTAAAAAAGCACTATTAGATATTAATAAAAATACTCCATGGTTTTTTCAAGGAATACAGGGAGTAGATCGTGTTATAGCAGGCATAGACCCAAATAATCCATATAGAGGAGGAGATGATGCAAAGCTTACTTTAAGTTGTTTAGAATCTATTAATCTTAGGGTTTCAGGTTTGATGCACTTATATAGAAAGGCCGTATTTGACGAACACAAGCACAATTGGATATTACCTGAAAATCTTAGAAAATTTTCAATGACAATATATGTTACTGAGGTTAGAACTATAAAAAATATGTCTAAAATTTCATTATCAGGAATTCCTAAGAAAATATCTTTAGAGACTATTAAAGGATTTCCTGGTAATTTTAAACCTTCACTAGGTGTAGAGAATGGAAATACCGGTATTTCCGGAAATGCAGCAAGACCTTTCTTTATGTTTAGATTTAGAGAATGTGAATTCTCTCTAAATTCAGGAGCAGATCCTTTTGCAGATCTTACTAAAAATCCAGGTGAACAAACCAGGCAAACTGTCGAAATGAAATACGAAGTTATAGATAAAGTCGATGCCAGAGTCCTAAATGGAATAGTATCAGATACATTTCCAAACGGATATTCACCAGCACCTGATTCTGAAGATTATGAAGCAGATGGTATACTTGGTTTCTTAAAAGATAAAGCAATAGGAAAGCTTAAAGAATTAAAAGATAGAGCAGAAACTGATATTAACAGATTAGCAAGAGAAAAGAAAGATGAATTAGTTCAAGGAGCAAGAGACGGTGTCAGAAGACGAGTTCCTAATTTCGAAAACATATATCAAGATGCTCTAAGGGGAGTTTCAGATGGAGTAGATAATATAGGAGCTAATATCGCAGAAAATGTGTTTAATGTAGATACAAGTGCGACCGTTGGAAGTGCTTTAGAAAGAGCAGCGGCACAGTCTCTTGGTAATGTAAACGATTAATATATGTCAACTGAAAAAGAATTAAATACTGATAATCTTAGAGACACGCATTGGTTAGGAGAAGTTATCGACAATGTCGATCCTCTTAAACTAGGTAGATGTAAGGTTAAAGTTTTAGGAAAGTTTGATAATTTGCCGGATGAATCTATTCCATGGGCAACTCCTATGAATAGAAACGCAGTAGGTTCTCACCATGTTCCTAGAATAGGAGATATAGTTTCAGCTAGATTTGATAATGGAAATTTATATCATCCTGAATATTGGTTTCATATAGAGCAGAACCTTGATCTTAAAACAGATATATTAGAAGGAGCTGGGAATGCTGAAAATGTAATAAGTTTAGTATATGATGCTGAAAGAAACGTAAGAATTTATCACTCAGAAGAAGATGGTCTTATAATTACAAGAGGAAGCGGTGCGAAAGAAAGACCATTAATGCAAATAGACGAAGCCGGAGATATTAAAATTTCTACAGAAGCTAGAATATTTTTAGATGCAGGTAACATATTTTTAAGTAATACTGGAGAACCCGGTGAAGACACTAATCAGCCAGCCGTAAGAGGATTAGACTTAGAGACATTCCTAAGGAATTTTATTACAGACTATAAAGCACATATTCATCCGACGGGTGTTGGTCCTTCCGGAACTTTACAAGTTCCATTTGCCGAAGGAGATCACAAGTCATATCAACAAGAAAATAAATAATTATGCCAGCACAATGGTCAACATTCATAGATGAAGTATCAGATATTCTAGAAAAACCAGAAGAGCAACCACTAGACGCGAAAGATTTTGGAAAAAAATTAGCGAAGGCATATTTAGCAGCAGTTCAGGGCAATGCACAGTGTATTCCGGGAATGGCTAATCATGAAGGCTCACCGGGTGAATCTGCATTTATAGCAAGCTACGAACAGTGGTTTCATGATCTTTGGGAAAAAGGTGAACCGGTGATGGTAACCCCGGATAACGAAGAACCCCTTATAAATGAAAAAGATAATTTAATAGCATTCTTAGCGACAGCTGAAGGTGCTGCGACTAGATTAACGATTGCAGGGAAGGACAATGATCCAGAATATAACAAACTAGAAGGTGAAATAGGAGAAGGTATACAATATGAGCCAACGGAAGAGCTTGACAAGTATTTAGAAGAGTTTAAGGATGACGAAGCAGAAAACCTATATAGATATAGATATTTTGAATTCCACCGCTTAGATGGTAAGGAATCAGCTGATGAATTAGCTCGAATAACTGCAACAAGATTGTTAATGACCTTTGAAGATATCTCAGATGGAGAAAAAAGACTAGATTTTTGGAAATGGCTAGAGCGTCTAGAAAAGAATACACATTTCACTACAAGTACTGCTATTATAAACGACAGAACACGAAATAGGGATAACGCTATCGCTACACTGAAGGGATTAGATTGGAACTGGAGCTCATTTGCAGGATCTGGCACCGGAAATAAACAAAGGTTTCATGAACTAGTTGTACAATATATAAGGGAGTCAATATTATTATCACATCCGGCCTCGACAGAATATATTAATAGTTCCGGAAATAAGGCATACCGCACAGTTGAAAAGGCGAATGAGGTGGCCGTAGAAATGGATAAAGTAAATGAAATGACATATCCTTGGCCATTCGACACAACACTACCCGAGGGCTATGAAGAAATGGAACCTTCAGAAAAAATAAAGGTCAGATATCATTTTAAATTAAACAACCTAAAGATACAAGAACCGTATGAAGAGAATCAGAAAATGCCGCCTGTACTAACACAGTCATTTGTTTCTGAATTTTCATGGAACGGAACTGATGATTATGGACAAAAGCATTCAAGGCTTAAATCAGAATATGTAGATACTGAGCTAAGAAAAAAATGGCAAGGATGTCCATTAGGTACAAGTGACGAAGGCCAGGATTCTATTGTAAATATAGATATGTCTAAAACGGGAACTTTAGCTAAACAAATTAGAAATACTTTAATAGTAGAAATGGGAATTGAAGCTGCAATGTTAGCAGAAGGTGGAAGTAAAGATGATCCATATAAAGAACTCGCAAAGGCAACTCTTAAATACTGGAAAGATGCAACAATACAGCCGTTTGCAACTGGTGACCCGACACCGCCATGTACATCAATACCTGTTCTTATGGGAAAATATATAGGTGTCAGTTATGGAAATCAAAAGAAATTAGCAGATAATTTAAGAAGAGCTCTTAATTCAGGAAAGGATTCTGATAACGTACATGATGCAGCCGAGGACGTTGCAAGTGCATTAGCATATTCTTATTTTACACATCTTAGCCAAATGAAATTTATTTATATGGGCGGAATAGCGGTTCCTTTAGTTCCTTATATTCCTATGATAGGATTTGACGCCACCGTAATTTGATATATAACTAGTAAAACATACATTAACCCTTTTAAAAACAAAGTAAATGTCAACAAAGACAACTCAAAAACAAAAGAGACCAAGACTCTCGACAACTACACAGCTTACAGAAGCTAACCAAGAAACAGAAGTTAAAGTAGAAACTTCATTAAACGCCGCAACCCCGGAAAAACCAACTCCCGGTCCAGATACAAATTATATGGATGAAAACGGAGAATTCATGTGGGACCAATATGAGGCAACATGTGTAACTAAGCTTAGGAAACCCAATCCACATATTAAAACACCTAAAGGTGTAAAGGTATATAGCAGAGAATCATACGCCCAAGAACTATTTGACCTAATGGAAGGTCATTCACTAACTTCAAATACTTTATATTCTTTACAATTAGGAGCTAGCTATACTGGAAAGGTGTATGCGGTTGATTCCGAATGGGCATCAATTGATGTAGGATATAGAGAATTAATCTATGTAGATTTATCAAGAGAAACTACAGAAGTAAGAGAACTTCTAAAACAAGGAGTTGAAGTCGATGTTCAATTGATCGCCGATACTTCAATGAATGTCAAGAAATATATGATAGGTTCTGTGACTGAAGGTCTTAAGACTAAGGTTATTAAAGAAATCGTAGCATCTATTGACGATGGAAATACAGCATACAGTGGTATTGTTTCTAAAATGATTCCAGGTGGAGGATATATTGTTCAAGTTCAAGGAATTGATTGCTTTATGCCAGGTTCTTTAGCTGGTGTAAATAAATTGCATGACTTTGAATCAATCATCGACACGGAAATGTATGTAGTACCTGTAAGTTATTCGGAAGAAAAAGGAACTGTGGTAGTTTCACATAGAGCATATTTAAGAGCTCTTATTCCTAATACACTCAAAGCAATACAAGAAGATATTACAGTTGAAAGAACAGGTCACGTTACTGGTTCTGCAAAATACGGTGTATTCGTTGAGTTTGAAGGATGTTTAACTGGTATGATTCACGTTAACGACTTAGATACTGAAACTTCAAAGGCACATAGAGATAGATCTTTAGAGCCAGGAACAGAGATTAAATTCTATGTTAAAGAAGTTATTAATGAAAGAAAAATTACACTTGTTCAAGGTTCTCCTGCTGAAAAGAAAGTAGATCCATGGGAAGGTATTTCTTCAAGATATACTAAGAAAACTGAAGTGGTAGGAAAGGTAAAATCTACTAAAGACTATGGTTTATTTGTAGAAATAGAAGAAGGTGTCGTAGGACTCTTACATGTATCTGAATTCCCTGAGAACATAGATATTAAAGACATATCGAAAGGTGGAGATATTACTGTTCAAGTGATCAGAGTTGAAGAAGACACTAGAAAAGTATTCCTAAAACTATAATCAAATCTATAATTTAGTTGAAAGAGCCCGATCACTCGGGCTTTTTCACGTTATAGTGTATCTAACAGAGATATATAAACCAACTTAAGTTATATAATTACGTAAATGAATAATATTAATAATTCAGACATATTAAAGAATGCACTGGTAGGTGTTGAATTTGAATTTTATTCTAATAAGGATATCGATACGACTGCTAAAGATTTAGCGGGTCTTTTAGGTAAAAAGATTAGAGTAGAAGCAAAGGCGCATAGTGATTTTGAAGTTACAAGAGATGAGTTTAAAATTGAACCTGATATGTCAGGTGGTGAAAAACTAATGGAACTCGTAACAGGCGCACAGCCGTATTATGCTGCAAGGATGATGATTATTAAAGTATGTAAATGGATAGAAGAAAATGGATATACGAATGATAGAAGTTCTATTCACTTAAACCTTTCTTTCGATACAGATAAAATAGAAAATAAACACAGAATATCTAAGATGAATGTTCTTAAATTTATTTTAGATTTTAAAGAAAGTCAAGTCTTTAAGTTTTTTCCTGAAAGAAAGGATTCTGCATACGCAAAATCAATTAAATTCGTTTTACCTAAGTCAGATACTTATTTCTACGATGGATTAAATATTACTCCTAGCAATTTCATATATCCTGATTCTAAATATTACGGAATTAACTTTGAAAAAAGACATAAGAATTATTTAGAATTTAGATATCTTGGCGGAGAAGATTGGGAAAAGAAAACTTCTAAGATTCTACAAATGCTAGATCTTTTTATAACTCAGCTATGGAATAGCACGAGTAATGTTCAATTTAACAATCTTAATTCAATAGAGCTTAGAAAAATTCTTGCTAAGAATGAAAGAATTATAAAGGCTAGAAAAGATTGGAAATCTATCAATGTGGGATGGAATAAAGATGTTAAATTAACGGTCGATTTAAATGACAATGAAAAGATAATAGATTTACACTGGCCTAATATTAGAGAAAGAGTTCTTAGATTATTTACACATGGTGAATTAACAAAAGGACATATTAACTATGATGCTGACAACGGAACTATTCAAGTAGAAGGTGGTAGCTTATCATATTGTGTAGAATTAGAAGGATATGAATTTGTAAGATGTTCTTTGAGAGGAGAATTTACAAATTGTGATTTCTTCGGATGTGACGTAAATGGATCCGATATACATTCCTGTAATTTTTATCAATCTACACAGGTTAATTCGTCTAAATTAGAAAGTTCATACGTTCATCAGTCGTGTATATTAAAAGACTGTTACGTATATGGAAATGGAATAATGAAAGGATCAATGCAAGGTGGTATATTTAGAGACGGTAAATATGATAAAAGAACTGCGAAGTTTGACAACACTGAAAAAATACTTTATACGGAAGTTTAAAAATAACTAAAACAAAATGAGTGATAATATAATAGGTAATAATAGCCACTTAGATAAACCTACATGGGATGATAATAAATGCTTTAACGACTTTGTAAATGAGTTGGCATCAGAAGTAACAGGGTCTTGTATGATTCCTATGAATCTTCCAAAATCAGAAGTAGAGAATATTGTCAAGAGAGCAAAGAAATGGTTCTATAAAAATTACGAGTATTCAATGAAAGAAAACTTTATGGTTTTGCCTAAAGAACTTTTTGAGTCTAATCTTTTTAAATCTAGAAGATGCTTTACTCTTCCAAAGATGGATCCAGTTACAGGTGGTGGAGAAGTTTATTCAGTATATGGATGTTTTGAAACTGGATCAAAGTATGCAGGTGGAACAGATATTAGATTTTCACAAGGTGATTTTGCTATCGAAAGAATGATGTATACTGGAATGTTCGGTGGAGATGGTGTAGTAGATGCAGCAGAGAACCTTCAATATTACGTGGTTAATGAAAGTTTCTTTGATATGGCTAGACAAATTCTAGAAAACCCCATTGGCTATCACTATAACCAACTAACACATGAGATTAAATTTACTGGAGAAACCCCTAACAGAGATATTATATTAGAAGTATATGAAACAATTCCAGAGTGTGCATTATTTGAAGATGAAGCATTCTTTAGATACTGTGCTGCGAAAATTAAAATATCACTTGGCCAAAAGTTAAGTATTTTTGGATTTGCATTGCCAGGAAATATAGAGGTAAATGCAGATGCAATACAGGGATTAGGAGAAGGAGAACTAGAAGCTGTTATTGAAGAAATTAAATCAGATGAAGGCACCGATTGGATGATGCATTCTTAATAGAATATATAGTTAAATGGAATTTTATATAAAAGCACAAGGAGATCCTGGGTTTGATCCAACAGAGATGGAAAACTATTCAGAACTTTCAAGGCTGTTAACTCAGATTGAAACCGTTCTTTTTACAAGAAAGGGAGATGTTCTAGGTAATCCAGAATTTGGAGCTAATTTAGAAGACTATGTGTATTCATTAAGTTATAATGACTATTTATTAAAAAAAGTGGTAGCAGAGCAGATTTTTCAATTCTGTCCACTTGCACAGAAATTTAACGTGACTGTTGATGTTGACTTTACTAAAGAAGTTGATAGACATGCGGTCTTTATAGATATAAGAGTAGACAACAAATATCAGGTAGGTGTTTACGTATAATAAAACAAAAAAGTAAAATGGCAGATAATAACTTTTTATCAACGTCTAGAATTAAAACTGGAGAAATGATCTCAGATGTGAGATCTTATGTTAGTAGGGTATATGGTGCAGTAGGAACTGCATTTACAACCGCTTCTCCCTTTTCACAATTACTAGATGTTATTTCAGAAATAGGAAAATTAATCTTCTTTTATATAGAAGATTCAACGGTTGAGCAAAATATACTAACAGCTCAAAACCCGGTATCAATATATGGACTTTCAAGATTAGCAGGACATGATTCATTTAGAGGAGCTGCCGCTTCTGGTGAATTAAAGCTGAGATTAGGTGTACAGGGATTAGATGATATTGCAGGAGATGCTTTAAACATTCCCGCTAATGCTATTATAAAATCAAATGATAATGGTCTAGTGTATACCCTAAGAACCAATAATGATCAATTTAGATTAGACAAATCTAATTCTAATTTTATATATGTTCCCGTAATTCAAGGAGAATATGAAGATCAAACATTAACTTCAACAGGGGAGTCACTTCAGTCATTTAACGTAATAACAAAAGGAATGGTTGATCATGATCAAATTAGAGTAACCGTTAATTCTAATTTGTGGTCAAAATATGATTCACTGTATGATATGAAGAAAGGAACACAGGGTTACATTGTGAAAACAGGTATAACAGGTGGATTAGATCTTTATTTTGGTAATGGTTCATTTGGAGAAATACCTGAAAAGGGAGCTTCGATTAAAGTAGAATATTTAAAGATTTCTGGTGCTATGGGTAATTTAAATGGTAGAGCTGATTTGACATTTAAGTTTGAAACTGAAGGAACAGATTCTTTAGGAAACACACATGACTTAAACGAATTATTAGAATTTTCGTTTACAGTCGCTCCTAAAATGGGAGCAAATCCAGAAGATATTGCATTAACAAAATTAATTGCCCCATTACAGTCACATTCATTTGTACTAGCAACCCCAGATAACTATGAACACTTTCTTTCAAGATATGGCTTGTTTTCATATTTAGATGCATATAATACTACAGATGATGGATATTTAGACGATGATAATGTTATCTATCTGTTCATGCTGCCTAATACTCTTAAAAAATTACAAAACAATAAAGATTATTTTAGCTTAGATACTTCTGAATTCTTTTTTACTGAAATAGAAAAAGAAGGAATTATGGGATTATTAGAAAAATCAGGAAGACAGATGGTAACGACTGAAGTTAAAATAGTAGATCCTTTACCACAATACTTTAGAATGGATATTAAGGTTAGATATTTTGAAGGATATCATAAAAATAACCTATCGTCTGAAATTAGATCTAAGGTCGCTGAATACTTAATTAATATTACAAGAAGAGATCGTCTTCCAAAATCAGATATAGTAGCAATTATTGAAGGTATTGAAGGTATTGATTCCGTTAACGTTAAATTCACTTCTGAAAAAGAAGAAACAGCTAGAAGATTAGGATATTATATTTCTAAAACAGTAACCGTAACTCCTTCTACTCCACTATTAGAGGATATAGGCAACGGAAAACAAAAAATGGTTTTCTTTAAAAGAAACGTAACTACCTCGCAGGTTAATTTTGAAGAAGGCGCTGCTCTTCCTGAGAATGTAATTAATTTAGATTCTTTTGGAGATATAATTTTAGAAAAAGAAGAAGTTGCATTGTTTAGAGGTGGATGGTTAGATCAAAATGGAAACATAGTGGATGATTCAGTAAAGACTGGAGAAAAAGCAGCTCTTTCAATTTACTTTGATGAACCAGCTGTGAAAAATAGCATATTCGCTAAAGTTCAAGCTAAAAATAGAAAAGCTATATAATGAGTATTTTTAAAAATCTTTTTAAAAGCAGGAGAGAAAGGCTATACTCTATTAGGGAAAGTGTATTTGACGATAGAAAAAATCTTGGAAATGATTATAGAAAAAACATTTTAAAGAATTCTATATCTGGTCATATATGGAGAAATAACCAAATGAATGATTTTATAAAGTTTATTCAAGAGGTGTTGGCTGATTGGGTAGACTCTGTGAATTATTTAAAGAGTTATAAATCTTACACTATTAAAAAGAACGATAAAAAAATTAGATAACAATGTCATACCAAAATCTAAGATTTTTTGATAATAATTCTAACGAATTAAATCTAGAATATAATTCTGATTTAGGATATTCTACAGGTAATGCATTTTTACCTGAGATATCTACAGGCTTATATGAAACTTTAAATTTATATGTACTGGAAGAAGTAAAGGATGAATTAGATAATCAAAGGTTTGTACATCCAATATCAGTAGACGCAAATAAAAATACGCTTAAGTTTAAATTCACAGAAGACTATGGTGAAAGTACAGATATATTTTTATATAGTGGTAAAATGAATAATGGGGATTATGATGTAAATATAGATTCTTTTCAAATTAGTGAAATGAGAGACAATAGCTATTATACATCAATTGATCCAGACGGTTTTAAAATAGTTCCTCTAAATGCAGCAGCATTAAGTCCTCAAGCATGTATTGCTAATATTGCAATGAGCTCAGATCAAGAAGGATTTCATATTAGAAAATTAGAAGTATATGCAACTGAAGACGGCAATGAAGTAAAGGTTGCTGAGATTAAAGTGTATGGTGAAATTGTTGCTGAAGATGAAAGACTAAAAAGCCTTTTAACTAACATGGCTCTTAATCTTACCGAAATGGATTATTTGATATTTAAAGATTCTGATATTAAAGATCTTGGTGTAGATTATAAACTATTAAATAGAAAAAGAAAAGAACTTTTATTGCAGGCTTCTACTATTAAGCCTTTCATAGGAACGTATAAAGCACTGTTAGGTGTTATTGATTTCTTTGGATATAACAATGTAAGTCTTAGAGAATACTGGCTAAACATAAATGAACAATCTGAAGGATTTGGAAAAATGATGGTGGTTCCCGTTGCTAATCAAACTGAAGTAGGTTTTTTAGCAAAGAAGAGTAAAAATAAGAACCTTCCTAATTCTAATCAAAAGAAAACTTCTAGATTTTCACTAGCATATAGATTAAATGTTCCCACTGGAAGACTAAATGAATTTGATTTACCCGAAGTAGAGGAAATTACAGATTTTTCACCTGACGAAATTTTAATAAAGTTATATGCTTTAAAGCGTAAACTACAAAAAGAGTACCTACCGCTTAACGCAAAGATCGTAGATATTACGGCAGAAGGTGATTACTTTGACGGAGTAAATCAGAGAGTTTGGAATAATCAACACCAAATACATGCTCAGTTTGCAGGGCAAGACGTACACTATGAAGTCTTTCCTGAAATTAAATCAATTTATATAGAAGATCTTAGGAAGGTAGACTACAGACTAGAAGGCCGTAATCAAAAGATAGAAGTTTTTAATAAAACAGAAAGAAATGAATTAGAAGATTCTATTAGATCTTTCTATACGGAATGGCATGATGAGGATATGAGCACATATAATACTATTGAAAATATTCCAATAGGTGCTCCTATAATTTTAACAGGAACTTCACTTAAAGATACATGGGATGATGCTGAGTTTACGTTCATTGATGCAAACGATACCGATGATGATGCTAATGTTTTACATTCTCCACCTGGACAACCACAATACACTACTCTACAGGATCCTTATTTAACATGGGATGACTGGTGGAAAAGAAGTGTATATGAAATTGAATGGATAATTAGAGGCCCTAGAGGTTACTCTAAAACTATTAGAGGATCCATTAACGATTGGTATACATTGCCAATAATACTTCCATATATAGGTGAGTATTCGATTGATGTTGCTTTTTGGGATTTATATAATATAAGAAGTGTGAGCCACAATGAAAAGATAGTGGTTAAATCTAAGAACATCCAGATATATGGACTTTATCAGAAACTTACAGAAGAATTAGATTGGGCTAACTATAAATATCAATGGGATGAAGCTGGGTCTTCATGGGAATGGGGTAGAGAAAATTTAAACACTATTGGAGAAAGTATTGCTACATATTATTTAACACTCGATAGAGCAAATTATCTTAATGATGAAACATTAGGAAAAGAATTTTCTATAAGTAGAAGGTATGCCGATCCTTCTGTCCCAACGGGGTTTGCAGAAACAACAGGAGCATATCAATGGAAGGCTCTAAGAAAGCAAACATGGAACGACGGACCTACTACTTCATGGAATCAAACAAGAATAGGTGCAGATTTAAATTCTTCATTTAAGTTAGAGTTAAATGGAGACATAAATGGAACTATATCGGTTTCACAATTAGATACATTCACTGGATTAGAAATAGTAGAATCTTACACACCTACTTCAACATACCCAACAAATGCTCAAGATTTATCCGCTTGGAATAATTTACAGCAAGAGCTTAACAATTTAAATCCTAATCAATATCCTATTTTCTCTAAATTTAATTGGAATCCAATTTATTTTGATTCTGATGGGAATGTTTCAACAGGAATTGACGGAGTTGATGAATGTACATATATGTTAGTTGTATCAAAACAACCTAATCAAAGTTATGATTTTCATAACGCAACAACAACGACAGGCATAATAGATCCTAGCAGCTTTGTTAAATATCAAGCATACAATCCTAACTTTAATGATACCTATATAATAGACGATCATGACACTATTAGTTTACTAAATCACATGACGTTTTCTTATGATTTAACTAAAATGCCGGGTGTTATAGAACAGAAATGGAGATTGATAAATAATAGTGTAAAAAAAGAAGATATATATTATGATAATCAGTGGCTGACATACTTATTCGATACGAAAGGAGAGTACAGTTTGGAGCTGGAATTAACTGATTTGAATGGAAATAAAAACATAACAAGAAAAAACATCTTAACAATTAAATAAAATGGCAAGTATTACAACAATTTTAGGGACACATAGTCTTTCTTCTTCAAGACTTACTATCAATAACAATTTTGATAACGTTAATGAAGAATTAGGATTAATTGCAAACGTCTTAGACACGACAAACTCCACGTTACTTTTAACAAGTTCTGTTGGCGCTGGATCATTGAACATAAACAATGGAACCTTAGCTACATTTACAGTTGATGGATCAACACTGACATCTGGCGTTGAAGCTACTTTTAAAGAAAATGTTATTTTTGAAAAAGGACAACAGATTTCAATAGCAGATACTATTAACTTTCCAACTGGAACACCTGCATTAGGAGCTTATGAATTAAATTCACTATCAGCATCAGTAATATTAGGAACATCTACTGCTGGACAAACATTAAGCATTATCGCTAAATTAGCATTTACAATAGATGCTTCAAATGGAGCGATTCACGGATACGATTCAACATCTACTATTTCAGTAGGTCAGAATGGATGTATTAATTTAATAGGAGAATCTTCTAACGGAGGAAAATGGTATATTGTTAGCTCACACGCAGCTACAATATCTTAATTAAAAATAAACAATTAATTAGATGGCTACACCACTAATAAGGATTCCACAGGAACAGGGAGGTACGATGTATGCTTTTGCTAATTCAGCGAGAGATCTTACACGTGCATATTATAATCCGGATATTAATTTTGAATTTTCTAAATTTGCATTGCTAGACTTGCCAGTATATGCTGATTCTATTCAAAGTGATCCGAATAACCCTGAGTATTCTGGACCTAACTACATCGAATATTCTAGACTATTTGAAGGAGGTGGCGGTTCTAATGCTAGTTCTTATAATGATTCGTTACATGATGGAAATGGTAATGTTCATTTTGCACAAACTTTTCAAAGTTATGCCCTTAATTTAGAGAATATGCTTCTTAACCCTGAGGTTAACGACGATTTTGATGATGTTTTATTTCAAAGTGATGCAGAAAAAATATTCTTTAAATACTTATATCACATCAACGCAATAAGAGTAAGAACTGCAACTTCACAGGAAGTTTCAACAGGATTTTCTAGAATGATAGAGCTGGATGACTCTACACAATCCGGTTCTGAATATAGTCAAGTTATAAAATACATTGGAAATATTGATGTAACTAACGACAAGAACTATAAAGGACAACAATATAACGAAATATTTATTAACGTTCCTTCCTCTGTCGGATATACTCCTGAAGTTTTATTAGAAACTTCTAAATTTAATACTAATAATATTAAGTTTGTACCAGGTGCTGAAATTGAAGGAAGAACAAGTGATGATACTCACCCAGATCCTTTTTTAAATGTAGAATCTTATGCTGATCAGGATGACGGAACATACAACACTGATGAAAACGATATTCCTACATTTGGAATTGATTTTAATTCAAGCGCATATTCTAAAATAATAAATGATCCTAAATTAGATTCAATATTAGATTATTCTAAAAGAGGTGGAGATTTTAGATTTAATGCTATCCTAGTGTATTACGACATATATTCAAAGTCTAACATTGGAAATAAAGCAACAAACCTATACGGTATAATATTATTAGATAACTGGAAAGAAGATACTTCAAATGATGGATGGTATATTCCGGAATTAACCAAGTATAAGCCCAATGAAATTACTGGTCTTAATGGTAATGCATTTGCACTTAAATTAAATCTTAAATTTAATTCAGCCTTAGATAATGTAGGAGTAGAAAAGAATGTTAATGATTATTCTACATTCTCAATGGATATTTTCTTAGACACTACAAGTGCTTTAGAGAATGCAGTTCAATTATTAAGAGATGCTAACACAAGATATAATGATATTTCTAAGAAAGTTGAAATGTTAGAAAGTTTCTTTATAAGTTCTCAAAATTTACAAGGAATATCTAAAAGACTAGACAATATAGAACAGGACGTTGAAAATGCAACTATTAATTTTCAAGATGAAAGAAGTCTTTTAGATTTAATAACAAACACCAACTCTAGATTAAATCAGGTGATATCTGGTGAAATACCTGCAGAGTTACAATATAATACAGACGTAATAGAATCAGGTAATAAAGGGATCTCTATTGACAAACAATCAAGTACGGGTAAACTTAAGATTTCATGTGTTAATTACGGATATTCATTAAGCCCTGCTTATGTATACGATACTATATCAGGTATTAACGAAAGAGTTTTAAACTCAGATGGTCCTTTCTTACCTTCAGAATCTGCGACAAAGGCGGTTTGGCAAAGAGTTAAAGAATTCGATAACTTAGTTAGAATCTATACGGCCTTTGACGAAAGCTTCGATTCTAATCTAAATATATACCTAGATGATACTGTAACACAATGGAAAACAGGCCAAGTTGTTAGAGTAACTTTTAAAAATAAAATCAAAAACTTACAATCTAATAATATAACGATGTGGACAGATAAAGAAAATGGATGGTCTCAGAAAATTACTATTCCAGCCTCTTCTTTACTTAGTGCTACTCCTTATATAGAAATTGTTTGTATTGATTCAATAAACAAAACGTTTGAATACGATATTTTAAGATAATATGAGCGCTAGTAATTCTATATCACATTTACTCGAACAGTTTCTAGAATTAAACACTAATTCACTAGAAACTTTTGAGCGTATCAATGAGGCTATTTCTACAGATAAAGAAACAGTTACCATTGACCTATTCGATAATCGCACAGGAAAAATGACAGCGATTCAAATTCCAGCATTTGGATTTTTGAAAAGAGAGATTGAAAGAATTGATAAGAATTTAACTGCAATTAGTGGACTAGACACTTCAAGTGCGAACGTTAAACTTAAAGATGGATCTTATAGAAAAATACATACTTCTAAATTAAAAGGACCTTCTTTACCCGTAACATCTCTTGCAACCCCTAAAGAATTTAGTACTAAATTAAACGATTTCTTTGAAGATTTCTTAAACCCCTTATTAACAATAAGTTTAGACGTTAAAGGACAGATTCCAGTAGACACTGAAAGAGTATACACTGAAAGATTTATTTTTGATCATGAAGATATTGCATCGACTGAATCTTTTGATGAAATTTATAAAGGTCAAAATGATCTTAATTACGAAAGTTTTATTTCTAAAATTGAAGAAGCTGGTTTAAAATATAGAATCGACGCAGAGACAGTTGATATGCCAATTAGGTCAATTCAATATACTGGAGGCCTAGATGTATTAAAGGTTGAAAATGTTCAAAAAACTGTTATAGTAGATAACGTTAGTCAAACTAAAACGATCAAAGTATATACTTTAAATAAGTTAACATATTCTGATGCTAATAAAAGAATGAAAGACACTGAATCTTTAAAGATAGGTGATTCATTAGTAGTAAATAACAAAGAATATAACACAAGATACAAAATAACCTCCATTGATGCTTCAACATCTCAAGTAGGTTTAGAATTACTAGAAGGATATCTTCCTGTAAAGATAGGAGCAGATTCTTTAAGAATTTATAAAGACATTGATTTATCTGTTGATATTGAAATAAAGGTTGGATTTAATGAAAGACAAGTTGTTTTTGTTAAGCCAATTGATCCTATTTCTAAAATTCCTTCAACTGATTTTTCACCAGGAATCGCATTCTTTTCTAATGAATTAACTATTCAATCCGAAGAAGGTGTAATAACAACTCTCGCTAAATATTATAAAGAAGAGGTTGCTGACTTTGGGCAATTTATTAAAGCGCTTAAGGTCGATTATATTCCACCTGCATCGGAAGGTCTAATTCCAGATGCACCTATCATCGAATCTGATAACTTCAGGGTTACTCAGATAAATAAACACCTTACTGAAAACGCTAGTGTTCAGAAGGTTAAGCAGATTAAATCAGATAAGGTTGCTGCAAAAGAAGCTGTTAAAAAACTTGATTCTACTATTAAGAAAAAAAGAAAGTTAATTGCTACTAAAAAATTCTCATCTAAAATTGAAAGAAATAGAGAGAAGAATGAATTATCTTCTTTAATTAGAGAAAAGGCGGCCGAGACAAAGGTATTTTCTTCTAGTGTTAGTGAGATTAAAGCCATTGCCGAATCTAATGAATTACCTAAAGCTTCTCCTAAATATAGAGTTAGAGGTTTTTGGTCAATTCCAGATGCTAAAAAAGTTGGAGATGAAGTTTCACAAGAAGTAGTTCAGTTTATCGCAAGATACAGATACGCATCTGCTACTGGAAAAACTTCCGTGATTGAACAAATTAAATTTAATAAAAAAACTGCTGCATTTTCAAACTGGGTAGAAGTTAAAGGTCCTGTTAGAAAAAGAGAAAAGCAAGCAGACGGTGGCTATAGATGGATTATAGAATCTGAGGAAGATGCTCAGGCTATTAACTTTAATTCTATAGATCTACCAATAAGACAAGGTGAAGTTATCGAAATGATGGTAAAATCTGTTTCTGAAGCAGGTTTCCCTACGACTCCAGTAGAATCAGAATGGTCTGAAATTATAAGTATTCCATTCCCTGAAGGAGTAATATCGACTGACGGAGCTAATTCACTTATAAATCAAAACGATTTAGATAATGTTAAAGTTGAAATAAATGACGATTTAGAATCTCAGAACTTATTTACACACCTTGACACTGGGTTTACGGCAGGTGATACATATTATGCCCATGGCGCTGAAAGTCTTGCATCAGGATTTTTAACTGGAGAGCAGAACCCTATTAGTGTTTATGAAAAACTATTAGAATTACAAAATCAATTAGAAAGATTACAATCTAAGGTAGAAGGTACCGTTGGAGAACTACAAATTAAAATTGTAGACGAAGAAGGTGTTACCACTATGGTTAAAAACAACACAACTGCAAAAATATTTGCAGGATATTATGTAGACAATGCACCTACAGGAATTAGCAAAGGATATGTTGTTACTAAAAACTTTACAGTTGAATTACACAACACTAAGGCATCTGATTTAGAACTATGTGCAAGAATTGTTGGAGATCTTAAACAACCTGCGTATGTTTCAACAAGTGAACAGGAATATGGATTGGGTATAATAGATCTAGAAACAGGTAATATTAAAACTGCTTCTGACGCTGCACCCGATAATATGATATCTAATGATACATATTATATGACAGAAGGTAAATATGATCAAGTTCCTTTAGTTTATCAAAACTTAACTGGAGATGGTAATTCTTATAATTATTTTGCTATGGCACCAGAACAATCTTCACAGCTAAATGGCCAATTCATATATTCTAGATTTAAAAATATATCTAACAATGATAATTTATATCTTACAACAGATGCAGATACAGGTTCTTCTTACTCAGTAACAAACGGAGTTACTACCGCAGAATATGGTTTAAGTTATCCAATAAGAAATAATAATGGTGGTAATACACTATTTATCCCAGGTGCTATTACCAATAGAACACATTTGCGAGATTTTAGTCTAGTTGATTCTACTGCTATGACATGTAGATTAACTGCTGCCCCATCATCAAACGTATCAGATTTTATATGGAATGGAACTTATGGTGGAGGTAATGTAGAAAGCTCTACTAATAATTCAGAAATAGATTTAATTCCAATAACTACATTGGGTTCTAGTGAATATGATAAAGGTTTATTTTTATCTAAATTTCATCCACTCATCAAAGATGCTGCTGACGGAGGAACCGACCCTGACAATAGATTAAATGTGTTTGAAATGGTAACAACTGGAATAGTTTCAATGCCTAAGTATGCAGTTAAAAGGGCTAATGATAAAAACGGAAAAATACAAACACCATATCAGCCCCTAGCTATTACATTTAGAGATGGATCAGAATCTGGACCTATTGATGAATCAGGTACTGTTATTCCTAGAAAATCTGTTAAGAATTCCTTTACAGAAGATGATCAATATTTATTAGGTGGTCTTTCATGTGGATCTTTTTTATATCTTTCACCTATAAATCAAACTAGCTTATCAGTAGATGGACCTAACAAATATGGTAAGAAATTAATAGAAGGTGGAAGTCAGAATGCTGTTTCAGTAGATATGGTATTTCAATATAGGATGACAGATTATTTTGGAGAAGATGAAAGTGGTAAAGGTAGAATAGGTGGTATATATGGAAATTCTTTTGCTAATTTAACTTATTCTAAAAAAATAGGGCTAGACATCTTAGACACGTATAAATCTGAATTTAAGTTTGATATCGAAGTATATGCCAAATACAGAGCAGTTGGTACTAATAAAAATAGTATCAATAAAGTAATGCTACAAAGTTATAGAAGTAGCGGAACTGGAAGTTCTGGTGGATGGTGGTGGAACAGAAGAAAATTCTTTAACTCTAGTAGCGGATATACAGATTTTTCATCCTCTAGATTATACGACTTTGACGCTCGCCCATACAGGTAATATTCTGCTGTAACAAAGCAAGATATATACTCTAACAAAAATAGAGTCTATTCATAAATGGCGAAAATTATTAACACAGCGGCAAAGAATAGTTTGGTTAAAAACAAATCATTTGCTTTACTAAGAACTAATCCAAAATTAACTTCTAATATTAAGTTAGTTGCAGATTCCTTAGGAGATATTTACCTAAGCTCCATTAAGGCTAGTAGAACTCTCTCACAGGTTGAATTTCAAAAATATCCATTATCTGACTTCGGTCAATATAATAGAGATGTTGCTCTTTTCTATGGAAAATTACCAAAAGATAAAAGATATCAGGTAGGTAGAGAGCATACTGATTTAGCGGTTAGTGCGGATTTCTCTTCACAATATGAAAATCTATATAACTATGGAGCATCCTTTAATTATACCAAGGCGTATGATGAACAATATAGGATGTTTGCTCCTATTTGGTTAGAAGACAAGGTTCCCAGTAAATTTATAATATACAGAATAGAAGATGTTAATTTTTCTAAAAATTATACAGAAGATGCCGATGGTCAAAATAGTAGGATTCAAGAAATGCTTTCAAAAGCTACTATCATTAAATCATTTGATCTTACCAATAACTCTAAATTAGGAGCATATTTAAATAGCCACATAGAAGATCCTCTTTTTCCAAGTTCACACCTTTCTTTTAATTTTGAAATAGATGAACCTACTCATTTTTCGGGAATAGACGCAATGATAGGAGGCTTTGTTAATAAGATGGATTATATAGATGATGATTATATAAGAGAAGATCTTCCGGAGATATTAGCAAATAATACTATTACATCTAGCTTTGAAAGGAATGGTATTATTTCAGCAAATGTAATGAATATTGAATTTCTCTTTGATGATGAAGAAGCGTCAGATTATAATATTTATAGATATTTTGGAATATATGCGGATGAGCATGAAGAAGGAAGTGTCTTAGTTGAAAATGTAAATAAGTTTGGAGTCTTAAATTTAATAGATGATGGATCTGACAGTTTAGCTATTATTCCTAATGAATCTGAATCCAATCTTCCAATATTAAGCTGGGTTAAAGATAATGAAGATAATTACCACCACATAAAAAATTCTTTTGAAAGTTCTAATTTATCGTTCGGTGAAAGATTTATTTCCACTTCATTTAATGGAAATGCTGATAGGTTTACCTCTAAAAAAGAAAATGATATAGAAACACCATTTGTAAGCAAAACAGCTTTTAATGGATTTATGAAATTTTTACTAACACAACCACCGGTTCATAATGATAAAATATTCTTAGGAGATCTTTTAGAAATTTCAATAGAAAGATTTAATTTAGGAGATTTCATATTCATAGCAGATGAAACAATGCCAATTGGAACATATTCTGAGGGTAGATATTCTTGTCAGGGAAATACTTCTCAAATTGCATCTGCATTAGCAGGAGCAATAAGAAACGGAGAAATCATACCATACAGTGCTCAATCATATCTTAATTCTATCGTAATTGATGATTATTCACAGGGTAGAAATAAATACACAACCATATTCGGTATCAATACTTCGAATCCTTATACGTTTTTAGATATGGGCGATTGTATATTGGCGGATTCTCATTTTTCCAAAAGATATAATGAATTTGTCAATGAAGGTGGTGTAGTTTCAGGAGGTCTTTCTATTGGAGATTATTCTATTTATACTATGTCAGGTGGATGTGCAATTGACCAGGGAATAGTCGTTTCTTCAAGAGACGTTGGTAACATTAACGTTGGAGATTATGTAAAATATGATAGAAAGGATAAATTTACTAGAATCATAGAAATAATTAGAGATCCTTTAAATTCAGAAGAATTTAGAGTTATTTTCGAAAAACCTATAAAATTTTCAAGAAGTGTATTTTCTACATATAATCCGTATAAAACACCTTTCGGTAAATTTTCAGCATACGACTTTAAAGATTTTGATTTTGATTTTTATAGCACTATTAACTCTGACGTGACTCATTTAGAATTTGAAAGTGAGAATTATAAGGAAGATGAAAGTTCATTTTCAGTTTCATCTGCAAGTTCTACAGAGATAATATCACCTAACAACGCACTGTATTCTAGCACGTACGTCACAAATGAATGGGTCATAGTAATATATGGAATACATGCTGCTGAATTTATTAAGAAGGGAGATTTCTTAAAATCAGCAGTAGACGGAGAATATGTTAAGGTGTTAAACGTTAAATCCTATCCTGCTAATACAGCTGGATATATTTCTGATATAAGTACTAGATTAATATTATCAGGAGAACCTAATTCCGAATATACAATACTATCGTCAGATATTAACAACGCATCTGAATTTATATTTATTCCTGGAGATGAAAATCTAGATTTATTTCAATTTAAAAAATTAGCAAACGTAATAGAAGATGATTCGTCTGAAGGAGACAGCTCTGAAATTGAAATTACCAGTGAGTACGATAGATTAAATGAAAACTCTTTAAAAGAAACGAGTATTAATTCAAGAGTAGTTCCGACTATATGTAAATTTGCATTAAAGGAAGGTACTGCTATGAATTCAAGAAATCTACCATATATACTAAATGCTAATGAAGCGTTTGGAATTGATAATCTTTCTGCAGATATTTCTATAATAAATGACAGGGACAGTGATAAGCTAAATATGGAACATTTTTTAATATGGAATATTCCTAGCTATTTAAGAGATTCTAATAAAATACCATATCTTAGAGATTATATTAATCCGACCGATGAAAAAATGTCTTATAGTGATGTCTCTAGTAAATTGAAAGATGTAGACTATGATTATTTTTCTGCGTTTTTAAACTTCACAGGAGCATCGGATCTAAATGGAGATTGGATAGATGCAATAACTAAGAGACTATACACTTCATTTACATCAGGAGACTCTTTGAGCTTCTCCTCTACAGTATTTAAAGGACTTAGATATATTTATAAGGAAAGAAAAGAGTTCTCTCTGAATCAACCTATATCATTCAGTGCATCTTCAGAAATAAATGATTACAAATATTCAACGGTATTGTGTTATACAGATACACCTGCAGCTACAGAAGAACAAGAAACTGTAGTGTCAGAATCCAGAGCTGACTTTGAATTTATAAAAAATGATAAGTTTAAAACTATAACACTTCTAATACACTTAACAATACCTGAAAATGAAATTACTGAATTTGATAGATATCTTTCATACACATTAACAGATATTAAAGATGCTGAAACTGGAGAAATTATTGATTCCAGTGTTAGAGGTTTCTTAGAATTTGGAGGTCAGGGTTCAGCTGGCGCTTCTTCATGGGAAGAAGACACCAAGCTACTAACAGCTTCAATTGCGTCTGTCGGAAATAATCAACCTAAATTCACAGAAGATATATTTAAGATAGATGGAGAATATGCATATTTAAAATTTAATATTCCAGGATATTCTGCTAGTCAACAATTTGGAATAAAAGTAGTATCAGTCGTAGATGATAATAACATTATTGTTTCAGGAACGCCAGGTGCTGTTGTAACCAACGATGACGGATCTGTTTACTTATCATTTAATCTTAGCCCAACTGATGCTAGTAATATTCCAAACTCAATAGCTTTATCATACGACAGAGGTGGTAGATCTGGGTGGGAAAATGTTTTAAAAGATGTAGTTGCCCCTGGAATGGCAGAGAGAATAAATAGTAATTCTAATATAACATATACCACTATTTCAGAAGAAGGTGTTGAATCTACCGGGCTATATACAATAGAAATACAGGATGGTGTAGAATTTATTAAGACGTCTATACTTACTGCTGAAACAGATGATGATAAACCTAAGGCATTTAAATTAAGTAATAACGAAATTGGCCATGACCTAGTTGCTAGGGAAGATGGTGGATATTATACAAATCTTAGAAGAATGAATGGAGAATATAACCCTTTATTTAGAAGTGTAATAGAATTTACAGCACCATATCGTAGTAAAAAATTAGAAGACTCTTTGCCGTCATTTGGAAGTCCTGAAGAAATGTATGAATTTGAGTGGGAACAATCTAAATATAATAATTTATCAGAGGTAAATTGTGTATTTGCATCTTATTTAAAAATAGACAATATGTTTGGAATTATACCTAATTTCTTTTATCACAAGGTTAATGAAGAAGGTAGTGATGTTTTAAAACTAAGTCAAGAAACAGATAAGCAACCACTATACCCCCTTATTGGTGAAATAGCTATAGATAAAAAGAATTTAAATCTATTTAATAGTAAATATGCTAAAGACTATTATACTAGATCTTATGAAGGAGGTAAAAATATAAAAGTAAACGGAACATTAAGTCCGATTGAAGAGAGATCTTTCTTTGCTTCTACTATTATGAAAGTGAAAAACCAATACGACATAACGTCATATAATACTTCTAGGGTATTTAGCTTAAGAGATTTAGACGTAATAAGATATGACGAAAAAGAAAATACAAATACTGTATACATATTCGAAGATCGTAATAAAGTGTATATGGATTTTTATATAGTTGAGTCGATTGTTAAAGAGCTTAAAGAAGATAATATAGTAGGACATTATGGAAAATATGTAAACGCTGTTAATTCCTACGGAGATAAAACAACAATAGAAGATGACGTAAGCGTTTACGCAAAAGAAAATATTATTCCTAGATTTATTTTAGATGAAATTCTAGTTTATGGGTTTGAAACGGCTGGCGAAAAAGAATATTCAAAATTAAACAATGTGATGCATGTTGAAGATATTATGTCAGATGGCCATATACCTCTCACTAATTTTGAAATAAGTAGATTCTCAGAAAAGCCTTTAGATTTTAGATTAATATATAATAAAAAGCCTGGATATAACTATAGCTTTAGGGTCCATTCTAAAATAATTGCATAATAATGAATATAAGAATCAAAGAACTTTTTAAAAGCGATCTAGATCCAAACAGCAGTGAATGGTGGTCAAAGCATAAAATAGATAAAATTAATTATAATTTTAAGCTTCTTGCAAATGGAGGGCCTGCTGGTCCTACAGGGCTAGAAGGTGATAATGGAATAGACGGCGATAAAGGAGAAAGCGGTGAGATTGGATCGCAGGGTCCACAAGGTCCACAGGGAATAGAAGGCCCTCCAGTTGGAGGAAGATGGTTTCTTAATGGAGCTAGCACGCAATATCCTATATTATATCCAAAGGCTGACGAAACTCTCTATCAATCTGCAAATGTTAATCCTGTTGTAATTATAGGTGCAAGTGCACATGTAGATAGTGCAACTGAAGAGTATTTAAGTCCATATTATAATGATCAAAATTTTGCAAACGCACCATCTTCCAAGGCACAATTAACAGTAATAACTAATTCAAGATTTTCAAACGGACAATATGCAATACAATCTAGTGAATCTCAACTTGATTCTATTAAATTAACGATGACACCTCCTCCAGGATCTCCGACATGGGATCCTTTCTGGGAATATAGATCTTTTAGAATATCGTTACAACAGAATGTAGACCCGGCTAATGGTGATCCACCAACAAATTCTACTTTATTTATAGGAGCCGATGATAATGCTGCGGCATTTTCGGCATCAACACCAGCGCCAGCTCAACCATGGGGAGAATACAATATTAATCACAGATCTACATTTACTAACATAGAATCATATACTAGTTCTGGAAGTAATGTAATCCAAACAATTGGAACTCTTTCTAACTTTGAAGAAAAAATAAAAGTAGAAAGTAATGGTCAAGAAATAAAATTTACAGTAGGTAATATAAAATATGATGTACTCGCTAATACTAATAATGTATTAATCTCTGCAGATACGGAAGGAACTGTTAGCTGGATTAATCCAGGAATTGTATTTAATTCAATGCCGATTGGTAGTATAACAAAGATACCCGTTGACACATTTAATCAAAACTTTTACTTAAACGACTCTATTACCTCTTATATAGGTTATAATAACGGTGCACATAATTTCTCATCTAACTTTGGGGCAGGATATGGAATGTATTCGGGATGGTATTTATGTCACGGCCAAGCATGGGGAGATGGAGGTGGTATATCGTATGCTACTCCGGATATTATGACATTTGAATATAATATTTCCGGAATCTCCCCAGATGGAACAGATAACATCAATAATGGTTTATTTTTAAACCAGCAGCATGTATTACTAGGTGGTCTTTATGGAGCTGGAATGGGAGCTGGTATATCGGGTAATGTAATTAATGGTTATCCTAATGCTAATCCAAATTACGTATATCTTCTTCAAAGTAGTTCAGTTGATGAAAACCATAACATGTATGATAAAATGGGTGATCAAGTTTCTATAATTAGACTTGGGAGCGTCGGGTATGAATGGGGTAATGATAATTCTGGAATAACTTTAAATGGAGTAAGTGCGTCTTGGCATCCAATAGAAAATAGCAATTATGGCACTTCGGGTTCAAATGATATCTCAGCCCTTTACGCTGCTACTAAAGCCGCTGATTCTCTACAATGGACCGGAGGACAAAGTGGTCAATCAATTTCACAAGAATGGGGTGGAAGCTCAAATGTTGGAGAAAGATTTTACAAAAATGGAATAGAGCTACAGGATTGTTATATTCACATCGATGGACAATCTAAAAAATATATTTACGGACAAGGAATCACAAGCGGAGATAATATTTATGCCAATCCTCAAAATAAATATTTTGCATACGGAGAATCTATAAAAGACGTAGAAGGAGACAAGGATTATATGTTTGGAAAGTCTGCCGGTAATAGTAACAATCAATCTGGAGACCCTGTGACAGAACAAACTATTATTGATGCGATAAATAATGGAGGTATTGCTTCCGGAAGAGATGTCGCTTCAAACGCCACTATAACAGAATATTATTGTTCATTTAATTATGATAATCACCCGGCTTCAACGAGCCAAAATACGTGGGAATGGTATGATGATTATGCCACTCATATATGGAAAGTAGATAGCGATAATCAAATAGTTAAACCGGTACAGGGATGGTACAGATCAATAGCATATACAGATGCATTTACATACGATGGAGATCCTTATACGGGAAATTCATACTACCCTACACTATCTAAATATTGGGGTGGACCATCCGAGAATGGATTCTTAGGAGAAACTCTACACGGTAACTTTCATGGTTGGTCTACTAAATTTACATTAGCATCAGGACCCGGAGCATCAACCGCAGT